AGGCGGCCTCGTCTCCCGGTTCGGACACCTACGTCAAGCTCCTCCACCACCTCGACGAGGCCAGAGACTGCGCCGCCGTGATAGCCCACCTGCACCAGACCGAGGACACAGACAAAGACCGCGTGATGGCCATGGGCTGGCTTGCTATCGCGGATCTTATGAAACGTATACGGGAAAAGGTAACCGAGCTTGCAATGGGCAAGCTCGTTTCTTGAAAGGCCCACGTCAATGCCCCTCCCTACTTCCCTTCAATCCTATCAGGATTGCCTCGATTTCTTCGAAAAGGTCGTAGACGATCCTAAAGGCGGCCGGGTGTGCCTGGGCGGCTATGCCGAGGCGCATTACTTCCGCCTACGATGCAACAAGGCCCGGGTGCTCCATCGAGAAGAGAACAAAAAGACCCACGCGGAGAACATGCCTCTCTATGGAGCCTCTGAGTATGACCCCCTCCAACTGAAACTCCGTGAGGACCACGCTGGGGAATGGTGGGTCTACGCGGAGCGGACAAGTCTTGATCCCTCCGCCGTCGAGTTGCTCAGTGAGATGGATGAATGAGATGGCCACTAAAGCCAATCCCCTCTCCTACCTCAACTTCTGGGAAGAGGCCTCTTCGCTAGAAATCGGCCTTTTTGTAGAATGCGCCTCTGAAGACGACAAGCGCTTGCTCGTAAATGCCCTCTACGAGTGCCGGAAGCAATCGGGAGGCTTCGACGATTTGATGATCTTCCAACCCAATCCTCCCAACGTCCTCTACATCGCGAAGAAAACAACGGAGTTGCCAGAATGACCGAACTCATAAAAGCCTATCGTAAACTCATCAACAAACATTACTCAGCAGTTCAAACCGATACGGTCCTTGAACATACCGATGACTGGAAACTTGAGAAGAAGGCAGAACAATTCTGGGCTGATTTCAATGCCCTCGAAGCTGAGTTCATTGCCAAGTTGGAGAGCATCCATGCCGATTGACGAACCCCAAAACGATCTCACTGCCCTCATGTCCCTCGATCCTCTCGATCTCACGAAGCAAGACCTAGACAAAATCATCGCCTATCAGCGCAAACAGCGCCTCGCCCGTGAAGGTGGAGCCAAGACCAAACGGGCTACCAGCGATGCGCCAGCGGTGGATATCAAGGCCCTTTTGGGCCGGATCCAGAAGCCGGCCCCGACCAATCTATTCCCATCCGAGCCAAACAAAGACAGGCCTGGGATTAAGCCAACAACGCCCCCAAAGGGCTTCATCAGGAGGCTTTGACTGTGGACAACATCGTCCCCCTGCCAACCCCATCCTGCTTTCTCTCCGACAGCTACATCCAATACGCCTGGGACTCCACCAGTCTGGGGTACCTCAAAACCTGCCCACGCCTCTACTACTACCACATGATCTGCGGCTACATCGCGAAGGACGAAAGCATCCACCTTCGCTTTGGCGGGGAGTACCACAGTGCCATTCAAGATTTCGAAATCCACCGTGCCAGTGGTCTTCAGTTCGAAGATGCTCTGCGGGAAACCGTCCGGCTCTTACTTATCCGTATCAAAGATTGGGACCCTGACATCACCACTAAGGCTGGGACGTATAAGAACCCGCGTACTTTGGTTCAACTCGTGGTGGACTATTTCGATAACTATCGTCAGGACTCCGCGAAAACCATCATTTTAGAAAATGGCCGGCCCGCCGTCGAGCTCTCATTCCGCTTCGCTCTGGACTTTGGCCCAACCGGGCATCCCGAAACGCAGTACATGCTCTGTGGCCACCTCGATCGGGTTGTCACCATCAACGACAATGTCTTCGTCATCGACCACAAATCCACCACTACCACCCTCGGCGATTATTGGTTCAACCAATTCAACCCCTCCAACCAGATGACCCTCTACACCTTCGCCGGGAAGGTTGTGATGGATATGGAAGTGAAGGGCATCGTCATAGAAGGGGCACAGATAGGCCTTGAGCAATTCACCACCCGCTTCGCTCGGGGGTTTACCTATCGCTCTGATGATCTCATCGACGAATGGCTCAATGATCTTGAATACCACCTGAACGCGGCTGAGGCTTTCGCGGAAGCGGGACATTGGCCGATGAATGACATGTCCTGTGACAAGTACGGTGGGTGTCGCTTCCGGGATGTGTGCTCTAAGAATCCTTCGGTTCGCGAACACTACCTGAAGAGTGACTTCATCCAACTACCCCCAGAGGAAAAATGGAACCCCCTAAAGAGCCGGTAGTCTTCAACCCATGCCCCAAATGTGGATCTGAACTCGAAATGGGCTTCGGCCTTGCTGGTGGCGGCTACGGGCCTTATGAGTTCTGCACCAACCCAGAATGCGACCATTTCACGAAATGGCAGGAACATGCTGATGAATGAAAAGCGAATGAGGGCAATTCTACCCCTCCTAAAAGCCCGTATCACCGACCGAGGCCCGGACCACTTCACCCTCAGCTTTGGCTCCGAATACGGAAGCCCCACAACCATCCGAATCACATGCCGGGCCGGTATGTATGATCTTCATGATGGTGACATACTGACCCTTTACACCGAAGTCCTATTAGCCCCACCACAAGGATAAACCCATGCCAAGCCTGTCTGAGCATCAAAGCAATTCATTTACGAAAATCCTGTTCTTGGGTGACTCCAAGAGCGGCAAGACCACGGCGCTTTGGTCCCTTGTCCGGGCCGGATACAAGCTCCGCATTCTCGATTTCGATAACCTTCTAGACCCTTTCAAAGAACGGCTCCTAGCGGAATGCCCCTCGAAGATCGCCGGGGTCGAATACCGTACCCTTCGGGACAAGTACAAAACCGGTCCCCTCGGCGTCACCCTCGATGGCCCGGCCAAGGCCTTTGTGGATGCCATGAAGATGCTCGATCATTGGAAATACGACGATATCGACTATGGCAAGCCAAAGGAATGGGGCTCGGAGTGCATCCTTGTCATCGATTCCCTCTCCCGCCTTTGCGACACGGCCTATGACTTCCATGACATGATCATCAAGCCCGGCAAATCCGGAGACAAGGACGGCCGTGCCGTCTACGGTCAAGCCCAAGACGCAGTGGAGATGGTCCTAGCGAACCTCACCTCCGCCACCTTCGAGACCAACGTCATCGTCATCTGCCATGGGCAATACATGGAGCAGGCAGATGGCACCTTGAAGATCTTCCCCCAAGGAGTAGGCCAAAAGCTCTCCCCGAAGATCCCCCAATACTTCCCGGTCTATATCCGCCTGAAGAAACTCGGCGAAAAGCGTGCGCTTCAGCTTGAGTCAGACGCAACAATCGATCTAGCCATGCCTAAACTAAAAGCCTTCGAGACAAAGACCCTCGATGTTGACACCGGCTTGGCCCAGATCTTCGAAACCCTACAGGGCAAGCCCCCTGTAGCTACACCAGAGCCCAAGACCGCCACTCTGGTGCCCTCGGCAAGACCCAAGGCGGTTACGATGCAAAGGAGAGTTTAAGCCTAGCAAAGACCCACCACTGAACCATTCCAACCCTTTATGAAAGCATGACCAAATGACGAGCACAAATTTCCAAGACATTCTGAACAAGAACGCTGACGACATCCATCCGCCCCCGGTACTGCCTGAAGGGTCCTATCACACCGTTTTGATAGGGCTCCCCGAACAAGGAGAGTCATCCAAGAAGAAAACCCCTCAGTTGAAATTCCTTCACAAGATCATCGCCCCTCTCGATGACGTGGATCCAGACCAAATCACCGAGTTCGAGGCCGATGGTGAAACCATTGCGGGGCAGGAAGTGGAGAATATCCACTACGTCACCCGCAAAACCGAGAACATGATGAAGGAGTTCCTCATCAACTGCGGGATTGATATGGCCGGCAAATCCCTCGCAGAAGGCATTGATGAAAGCCCCAATGCCGAAGTCATCGTGTTCATGAAGCACGAACAATCTGAAGATGGCAAGCGGACGTATTCTAAGGTCCGCTACACTGCCCCAATAGGTTAACCCCTCCCCTGACGGGTGACGCCAACTTCACCCGTTGGGGCCTCCCGCCCGGTACTCCAGTTCCGGGCCAACTGGAAGGGAGGGCGCAAATGCCTCCCTTCCCCTTTCCGATGGAACCCTTAGATGACAAAACCCTTCCAACTCACCGATGACATGCAACAGGAGCTAACAGATGGGATCAAAGCCCTTGCAGGCACGGCCACAGATGACCCCATTGGACCGAGCGCTTTGCCGCCGAGCCTACGTCGAAGGACGATCGATCGGATACCTGTCCCGGGCTATGCTCCGGGATTATCGAACGATACGAAAGTGTCTGACACGGAAGCCCTCCGTTCTGAGGCCCCACCCCTCCCGGAAGACCCGATCAATCCCTCCCACTACCGCCGACATCCGTCAGGGGTTGAATGTATTGAAATAACTCGGCACCTCAACTTCAACGTAGGGAATGCCATCAAGTACATCTGGCGGTATCAGGACAAAGGGGATCCTGTCGAGAACCTGAAGAAGGCCCAGTGGTATTTGGATGATGAGATCCGGCGATTGCAGGGCTCCCGATGAAACCCATCTTCCTCCTCGGTGAGGCCCAAGGCGAGAACGAAGCCAAGATCGGCAAGGGCTTCGTTGGTGCAACCGGAGCCGAGTTGCTTCGGATGTTGAATGATGCCAATGTCATCACCCTCACTCCCCAGGACCGAACCCATCTTTCCAAATGGTACCGGGCCAAGGACCCCTACGCTCTCGCAGCCATATGGGACCTTCACCCGGAGTTGTACCGCACCAACGTCTTCCAACACCATCCCCCAGGCAATGACCTTTTGTACTTCTGCGGAGGCAAGGCCGAAGGCATCGCCGGGTACCCCATCCTCACCAAATCCAAATACGTCCGAAAGGAGTTCCAACATGAGCTTGACCGCCTCGGCGATGAAATCCTTGAGCATAATCCTAATATCATTGTTGCTTTGGGCAATACCGCTCTTTGGGCTATGGCTGGTCGTACCGGAATTACAAAGCTTCGTGGAACTACTTGCGTTAGTACTCACTGCGTTAGCGGTTATAAGCTTCTTCTCACTTACCATCCTTCTGCGGTCACCCGACAATGGGAACTCCGGCCCACAACTGTAGCGGATCTATCGAAGATCCTCAAAGAAAAGGACACCTCCGATGTCACGAGGCCTACACGGGAAATCTGGATCGAACCCAATCTCGAAGACATCCAACGCTTCATTCAAGATCATATCAAAGGATGCAGCATATTATCTGTCGACATTGAGACGAGTGGCTCACAAATCACATGCATTGGCTTCGCACCAAGAAAGGACCTTGCGATCGTTATTCCAATCTATGACGAAAGAACAAAGAGCGGAAGTTATTGGCCTACTGCAGCAGATGAACGACGATGTTGGGAATACATACGTGACGTGCTTGAGGATCAATCAATCCCGAAGGTCCTCCAGAACGCGCTTTACGACGTGCCCTTCACATTGCGATCTTACGGGATCCGGATGATGAATGTGGCCGAGGATACGATGCTTTGTCATCATGCCTTACAACCTGAGTCCTTGAAAGGACTGGGGTATTTGGGGTCGATTTATACAGATGAAGGTCCATGGAAGTCAGAACGAAAATTCAGCAATACCACAATCAAAAGAGATGCATGATGATTTGTTGTATAGAAGACTGTGAACGAGAAGCAGCTTACGGCCGTCGAGACATGTGTGATAAGCATTATAACCCGATTCGGAATATCACAAATTGCTTCATAGACGAATGAAAGAGTTGGGCTATGCGAATAATAAAAACGCATGAAGTTCAGCCTGATGATATTCCATCTCAATGGGAAAGGGATCAAATTTATAACGGTTTGGATGTTTGCTGTACTTTAGAAATCTTGGATGTTCTACTCCCACAATTAGACGAACATACAGGTCCAACATATGCCTTCTCTAAAGCATTGCAGGGTCCTGTATTGGAGATGGGCTTACGCGGCATACTTGTCGATCAAGCCCGACGTCAGGATGTCATCGACGAGTACTACGACGTCATCGATCGGCTCGAAGGGCAACTTGAGCAGATAGTTCTCGATGGCGTAGGGATGCCTTCCTTCAGTTGGCGCTCCAACGCGGATCTGCAAAAGCTCTTCTACCGCCACCTCGGTATCCCCACCATCCGCAAGCAAGGCCGCCCTACCTGTGACCACAAGGCCCTGGAGAAGATGCAACTCTTCCTCGTGGCCCGTCCCATAGTAAATCACCTCCTAACGATGCGTGAGATTCAGAAAAAGATAGACTTCCTCAAAACCGGAGTAGACCCCGATGGACGAATCAGGACCAGTTATAACATCAGTGGAACAAACACTGGTCGCTTTAGCTCTAGCTACTCAGAATTTGGCACTGGCGGAAATCTACAGAACGTGGAGGAAAGTCTTAGAAGCGTATTCATCGCCGATTGGGGATGGAAGTTCGCCAAGTTTGATGCAAAGGCAGGGGAGTCTTATGTAGTTGGGGCTATCGAGGGAAACCTTTTCAATGATTGGAGATATCTAGATGCAGTTGAATCTGGAGACGTTCATACAGCAGTTGCAAGAATTTGTTGGCCTGGGTTGCCATGGACAGGTATCCTTAAGCATGACAAAAGCATCGCCGAGCAACCATACTATCGTCACTATAGCTATAGGTTCATGTGCAAAAAGCTGGGACATGGCTCCAACTACGGAGGCCAACCTGCAACCCTCGCCCTCCAGACCAACCTCCCCGAACCAGTCGTCATCGGGTTTCAGCCTAAATACTTCCACGCTTTCCCCACTCACCTCCGTTGGCACGGATGGACTGATAACCAGCTTCGAAGTGCTGGTTTCTTGGTTACACTCACTGGGCGTAAGCGATGGTTCTTCGGTAGACGTAACGATCCATCTACTCTCCGGGAGGCAATTGCGTATAATCCCCAAGGTAGCCTCGCCGACATCGTAAACCGTGCCATGCTCCGCATTTGGCGGCTTCGCCCTTGCCTTATAATGATGCAAGACCACGATGCCCTTACATTCATGTACAAAGAAGAGGATGAAGATGTTATCATTCCGCAGCTTCAGGAAATGTTGGTGGAGGAGATACCCCTTAAGCACGGACGGACCCTTTCCATTCCCTATGATTGCAAAGTAGGCTGGAACAAGGGGGACTATGATGCTGAATCGAATGTCGACGGGCTCAGGGACTACGAAGCCCATGACCAACGGCGACGCCAGCCGAAAGTGTCGATCATGGATAGATTGCTTCATCGAAAGCACTAAGGTTCTAGAAGCACCGTTGATCTGGCGGAAATGGGCGGCGATTTCGACCATCGCCGCCACCGTCGAGCAGAGGCTTTATGTGATATCGGGTGGGGAGAGGCTTACGCCAAACATCTACTGTGCTCTCGTAGGGCACCCCGGGACCGGTAAGACCCGATGTGTGAAACGAAGCCGAAGGTATTACATGGAAATCGACGAACCGCATCTGGCCCCAACATCGATGTCGGCCTCGTCTATGATCGACGCGATGAGCAAGAACAAACGCAGCGTGATGATGCCCGACGACGGGCCATTCGAATACAACTCCATGTATATAACCGCGGATGAACTCTCCGCCTTTATGAAATCCTACGACGAAGAAGCCGTTGGGACAATGTCTGAATACTACGACCCACAACCCTACCGTCAAACCCGCCGTACCGGCGACCTTAATATCAAAATCAAAAGCCCTCAACTCAACCTAATCGTAGGCACAACCCCCTCAAACCTGCTCCATTACATGCCTGAAATAGCATGGGAGCAGGGGTTCACCTCACGATTCATAATGGTGTTTTCAGATGAAAGAACAGTCGGAGACGATTTCGCAGCAGTGGATACTTCCCTCAGCGCTGATCTTATCCATGATCTTAAATCTATCAGCGGCCTGGTGGGTCAGTTCAAAGTCACCACCGAGTACAGAGACGCAGTCAACATCTGGCGTCAATTGGGTGAGCCTCCCATCGTGTCTCACCCAAAGCTTATCCATTACGGTACCCGTCGAAGAGTGCACTTGTATAAGCTGTCCATGGTCTCCGCGCTCGACCGGTCCGATTTGCTTCTGCTCACCAAAGATGATTTCAACCGAGCCATGAATTGGATGACCGAGGCTGAGGCGTTCATGCCGGATATATTCAAGGCTGGAGCGGGGAATGCTGACGCGAAAGCGATGGAGG